GCAATTCGGCTAATCAGTGACAAAAATATGCTGTCAACGACTGTGGCATACAAAGAAGATGTGCCACGCAAATCAGCTCAACGCACTAATCCTTATGCGATGTAGAGAACATTATGGCAAATGAGCAAGAAGAAGCACTAGGCGAAATGCTTGAGTATGACGAAGACACAAGTGTTCGTGATACCGAAGACGGTGGTGCAATAGTAACAATTGATGATTCACCGTCGCCAGGCGAAAGCGACTTTTATTCAAACCTTGCCGAGACGATGCCTGAGTCTGAATTGGCAGTAATCGGCTATAGTTTGTGTGAGCTTATTGAGCGTGATAAAGAAAGCCGCAAACGCCGTGATGAGCAATACGAAGAAGGTCTAAGACGTACTGGCCTAGGCGATGATGCACCAGGTGGAGCAGGGTTTCAAGGTGCTTCTAAGGTAGTACACCCAATGTTGACCAAAGCATGCGTGGATTTCAGTTCACGTGTGATGAAAGAAATATTTCCAGCCGCAGGTCCAGCCAAAGAACGAATCATTGGCACACCGACCAAAGAAAAGTTTGAAAAGGCACAGCGCATTACCAAGTTCATGAACTGGCAAATGACGCGCCAAATGAAAGATTTCCGTGCCGAGCTTGAACAACTATCAACACAAGTGCCTCTTGCAGGTGCTCAGTATCTAAAGATCACATGGGATGCAAGGCGTAAAAAGCCTGTACCTTTGTTTGTATCAATGGATGATGTGCTATTGCCATTTGCTGCTACTAACTTTTATACAGCTGAGCGCAAAACACATGTGCAATACATCACCAAGCTAGAGTATCAGCGCCGTGTAAAGTCAGGCATGTATCGTGACGTTGACTTGCCAAGTGTATCGATGATACCTGAAACAACCAAGTCTGAACGTGCTAATGACAAGATTGAAGGTCGATCGGCCGATACATACAACCAAGATGGTTTGCGAACAATCTTTGAAACTTGCGTCTACTATGATGTTGAAGGTGACATTGCACCATACATCATAAGCGTTGACAAAAACAGCCAGCGTGTATTGTCGATCTACCGCAACTGGGAAGAAGACGATGATCTCCAGGAAGAAATGTTCTGGATGGTTGAGTTTCCTATGATTCCATGGCGCGGTGCTTATCCTATCGGCTTTGTGCATATGCTTGGTGGCTTAAGTGCAGCTGCCACTGGTTCACTACGTGCATTGTTGGATGCTGCGCACATTAGCAATTTCCCTGGTCTTGTAAAGATGAAGGGTGGTGCAGGCGGCCAAACAGAGCGCATTGATCCAACCGAAGTGCATGAAATCGAAGGATCATTTGGCCAAGATGATATTCGCAAAGTGCTAATGGCATTGCCATTTAATCCTCCGAGCTCGGTTCTGTTTTCATTGCTTGGTTTCTTGGTTGATACATCCGAATCAGTTGTTCGTACTACGTTTGAAGAGCTTGCCGATTCGAATGCAAACACACCTGTTGGTACTACACTAGCTCGTATTGAGCAAGGCATGGTGGTGTTTAATGCAATTCATGGTCGAATCCATGATGCAATGGGGCGTGTGCTAGAGCTGCTGTATCGCATCAATAAGATGTATCTCAATGAAGATGAGATCTATGATGATACAGGTGAATTGCTTGCATATCGTGCTGACTTTGAAGGGCCAGTGAATGTAATGCCTGTTAGTGATCCGAATATTTCAACGGATACACAGCGGTTTGCACAGGTAATGTCGGTTGTTCAGCGAGCTGACGCGAAACCAGGTTTATACGACCCGTATAAAGTTGAAGAGATGTATTTGCGACAGTTGAAAGTGCCTGATTATGAGGACTTGCTAATACCGAAGCCTGAAGTTCATGAAATGAATGCTGTTAATGAAAACCTAGCAGCAACGCTTAACAGGCCAATTGCAGCGTTCCCTGACCAAGATCATTTGGCGCATTTGCAAGTGCACTTGGATTATTTGCTAAGCCCAGTGCTAGGTGGCTCACGTCTAATTGGTTCAACTGTGATTCCTCCGATCCTAGAGCATATACGTGAGCATTTGGCATTCTGGTATGTGTCACATATGATTGAGACTACATCAGGCGCAGCTGGCATTGACATCACTAAGCTGATGAAAGATGCAAACAAGGATGAAAAAGCAGAGTTTGACCGTATGTTGGCAGCTGCTAGCCAATCGGTGGCTCAAGAAGCACAACAAGTACTTGGCACTATACCTGAGATTGTTGAACAAGCAATTAAGCTATTGCAGCAGTTTGCACCCCCAATGCCGCAAGATCCGTCAACTGGTCTTATGCAAGCAGAGATTGAACGCAAAACAGCTGCTGACCAAGCTAAGTTGCAAATCGAAACTCAGAAGCTGCAAATTCAGCAACAAACAGAAGCTCAACGTCTGCAGACAGAAATTCAGCGTCTACAAGCTGAGCTTGAGCGTGAAAAGATGCGTGAACAAGCTGCTTTGGCCAAGGTTGACATGGAAATTGAAGCTGATCTACGCATGAATGCAGAAGATAACCAAACTGCTAAGCAACTAGCTGCTTTGGAAGTAGAGTCCGGTGAAAAGATTGCACTATCCACTGGTCATGGCATTAACCCCAACCCTTGAGGTGAAACATGGAAGCTGTAAATCTGCACAAACAAATGGCGATGGGCAAAGGCTATCCAACTACTGTTAAAGGTAGTGGCAAAGATCCTGCACCTAAAGCACCGATTCCTAGTGGTGATGCTAAGAATCTGACTCGCATGAAATCATTTGAAGCCAAGACGCAAAAAGGCGGCATGTGATTAATCACCTAATCGGCAAAATAAAAGAGCAACAAGCATTAGTTGCCAAACATGCTTTAGAGCAACCACCTTCATCCGAATCACAGAACATACAGTATTTGTATGGTCAACGGATCGGGTACTATGCCGGTTTGCAGAAAGCGCTTGACTTGATCGATACATTGCTAAAAGATCAAGATGAGCATGACAAGTATTTGTAACAGCATTTAGGAGAAGAAAATGCTATTGGAAAAACCGCTAGAAATGGCGTATGAGTCAATTGATGATGCATTTCCTACAGTTGACAGTGGTGTAAAGCCTTTTGGCTCTAGTGTTATCGTACAGATACGCCGTGCCAAAGCGCAAACTAAGGGTGGTTTGTATATTCCTGAAGAAGCACGCAAAACCGAATCTAGCAACACACAAGTAGCACGTGTTGTGTCGATAGGGCCACTTGCATACAAAAACCGAAACACTATGCAATCATGGCCGGAAGGTGCATGGTGTGATGTTGGTATGTTTGTTCGTGTGCCGAAATACGGCGGTGATCGTTGGACCGTAGAACTTGGTGATGAAGAAATCGAATTTGTCATGTTTAATGACTTGGATATTCGAGGCGAAATCACTGGTGATCCGCTAAAAATGAGAGCATTTCTCTAACAGCTGAAAGGAGCTGATATATGAACAAGAAAGCAGATACGCTGTCTGAAGACGATGGCGATGATGACAAAGAACAATATGTTGCGGTAGAAGAACAAGAACAACAAGATGATACGAAAGTAGAAGCTTCTGATCATGATGACGATGATCAAGAAGATAGTCGTTTAGATGCCGACAATGAAGATCGTGAAGAACTGCGTCGTAAGCGCCGTGAAGAAAAAGCTGAGCGTGCACAACGTCGGAAAGCAGCAATAGAACGTGACAAAGCAGAGCTAGCATTCTTGCGGCAACAGAATGAAGAAATGCTTCGCCGTCTTAAGCATGTTGAGCATAAAACGGCATCACAAGATTTCCGCATGATTGATTCACGGCTTAATGAAGCAATTGAAGAAGCAAGAGCCGCTGAACATATCATTGCACAAGCTGTTGAAGCAGGTAATGGTGCCGATGTTGCAAAAGCTATGCGCATTCGTGATGAAGCATTAAAAGTTGTACAACAACTTGAGCATGCAAAAGCACAATTTAAAGCACCTAGCTCACAACAACCACAGCAACAAAAGCAGCCTCAAGTAACACAGGGTGATCTTGCAGCCCGTCTTGCACAAGACTGGATTAAGATGAACCCATGGTATGACCCTCAGAGCAATGATGAAAGATCTAAAAAAGTTCTCGAAATTGATCAGTCACTTGCAGACGAGGGATATAATCCGAACAGCTTAGAATATTGGCGAGAACTGGATCGACGAGTGGAAACACAGCTTACAACTAAAAAGCGAGGTGGGCCTCCGGTCGGTTCTAGTCGAGGTGATACGCCTCGTGCCAATAGAAATGAGGTATATATTTCTCCAGAGCGCAAACAAGCAATGATTGACGCCGGAGTATGGGATGACCCACAAGCACGCCAGCGCTATTTGAAGGCGTATGCACAGTGGGATCGTGATAATAATGCAGCTCGCTGATAAGGAGTGAGAAATGAGTGATGAACGTCTAAAACGAACAGCTGATCCGGCTCGGATTTCTAGGGACATGCAAGAACGCAAAGTCCAGCAAAATCGCGAGATTTCTGATGATGAGCGTATCGAAATGTTTAGACAGCAGTTTTACCAAAGCCAACTGCCTGATCTACCAAAAATCGATGGTTACCACACATGCTGGTTGACTACCACTAATCCACGAGACTCTATTCAAATGCGTATTCGCCTTGGGTATGAGCCGATCACCGCAGCCGATGTTCCGGGATGGGACTACGTCACACTGAAAACTGGTGAATATGCAGGAATGATTGGTGTCAATGAGATGGTTGCGTTTAAGCTGCCTATGCGGCTGTATCAAGCATTTATGCAAGAAGCTCACTTCCATGCACCAAACAGGGAAGCTGAGAAACTGACTGCAATGGCTGATACACTACGTGACCAAGCTGAGCAGCTAGGCGGCAAACTCATTGAGGGTGATGGTTATCAAGCGTTGCGCGAAAGCCCTTCGCGACCTCAGATCTATGAGTAATTGCGAAGAAAGTAAATGACATATTTTTAAGGAAATATTATGTCAAACACTGTAAACGCACCTTTCGGTTTTCAGCCGATCTACCATGCGAGTGGTTATGTGCGTCCTCAAGCATTTACGCTGCCGGACAACTGCACTACCACTCTTTTGCAATATCAGCCTGTCAAGATTAACACTTCTGGCGTTCTTGAACCTGCAGCTGTGACCGATGCAATCATCGGCACGTTTATGGGTGTTGAGTTCACTGACTCTGACGGTCGCCGTCGTGTGTCGAACAAGTGGATTGCTAATAACATTGGTACGAACATTATTGCTTACGCAACTTCTGATCCGTACATCGTGTATCAAATCCAATCCACTGCAGCTGTTGATGTCACCAATATCGGTAATCAGTACGATTTTGGTAGTATCACTGGTGGTTCAACAACCACTGGCCTAAGTGCTGCAACTCTTGACGTCGGCACTGTTACTACTTCTGGTAGTGCAGCAATGCGTCTGATTGGTATTACCCCGGGCCCGGACAATGCGTTCGGTGATACGTATGTGATCTGCCAAGTTGAAATTGCTGATCATCAGTATGTTGCTACTCGTAACGCGTTCTAAGGAGAGCGGATATGAATAAACTTATTTCTGCCGCATATTCCAAAGTTAGCGGCTTTTTCAAAAGCGTAGCACATAAGCTGCACGATGCTCTGTTTGGCCTATTGGTCAAGCAAGGCTTGATTATGTGCGCAGTTCCGATGCGTTCTACGGATTTCCGTTCCATTGTTGAACCAATTCTTAACGAAGAGTTCAATGGTCTGTATGAGCAACGTGCAGACGAATGGAAGCAGATTTTCAATGAGCGCAAAGGTATTCCGCGTAACTACCACGAAGAACCGGTCCTGTACGGCTTCCCTGCTGCGCCTGAACTGCCTGACGGCCAGCCGGTAACTTACCAATCCGGTGGCGTGCTGTTCAATGCACGTTACGTGTATAAAGTCTACGGCCTGGCATTTGCACTGACTAAAGTGCTGGTGGAAGATGGCGATCACATCGCAATCGGCCAAACCTATGCTAAGCACTTGGCTCAATCGCTGATTGAAACCAAAGAGACTCTGTGCGCTAACATCCTGAACCGTTCGTTCACTGGCGGTGCTTATGTTGGTGGTGATGGCGTATCGCTGATCAACACTGCACACCCAATCGCTAACGGCACTTTCTCGAATCAGTTGACCACTGCCGCTGCTCTGTCGCAAACCTCTCTGGAACAGATTCTTGTTCAGATTCGTAATGCGGTGGACAACAACGGTAAGCGTATTCGTCTGACTCCTGAAAAGCTGGTTGTCAGCCCGTCGAACGTCTTCCAAGCAGAAGTTCTGCTGAAGTCGGTTCTGCGTACTGGTAACGCTAACAACGACATCAACCCGATCAAATCGATGGGTATGCTCGGTGGTGGCCAAGCTAACCTTTCCCGTCTGACTTCGACCACTGCATGGTGGGTATCGACTGATGTGAAAGTTGGTCTGCAGCTGATGATGCGTCGTGCCCTTGAGAAGTCCATGGAAGGTGATTTCGAAACCGATTCCATGCGCTACAAGGCCACTGAGCGTTACATTCCTGGTTGGACTGATCCTCGCTGCCTCTACGGTACGCCAGGTGTCTAACATGTCTAGGGGCTTCGGCCCCTGGATTATTTCAAGGAGAATGTAATGTCTACGCCTAGCCTAAGCCATACTTATTTTGATTCAACTCTAACTGCTGGCTCGTATACGACAGAAGGCTACGACGGTGGTTATGCAGTATTGATGCAGACAATTTCGCTAACTAGTGTTTCTGCTGGTACAGCAGTTAGTGGTTCGATTTTGATTCCTGCAGGTGCGCAAATTATCAGCTTTGAAGTAGATACGCTTACTGCACCTGTTGCAGGCGGTGGTACAGCAACTACTGCGCCAATTACTATTGGTACAGCAGCTGCAGGTACTCAGTATTTGTCAGCAACTGACTGTTTTGCTGCTGGTCGTACTGCACTTACTTTTACTGCTGCACAACTTACTGCAATGTCTAATGTCGGTACTAACACTTCTGTGTTTGCAACGGTTGACCCTAACGGTACAATCTCAACTACACAAGGTGTTTGGCAAGTTACTGTAACGTATGCAATGAAGTAACGGAGGGGGAGGAAACTCCCCTTCTTTTTAGGAGTCAATTATGAGACGCATGGTTGTGACTCGAACAAACACTGGGTCAAGTGATCTGTGTGTAATGAACTTAAACACCAGCCCATTTAATGTGGGTATCGGTTGCAACATTACTAGTGGCTCACCTACCTATACTGTACAGCACACATTTGATGATGTGTTTGCACCAAACTTTGATCCATCAACTGCAACATGGTATGACCATCCGACGCTTAATGCAGCAATTGCAGATGCTGATGGCAACTATGCATTTCCAGTAACTGCAATTAAAGTGGTTGTAACAGGTACTGGTGTTGTGCAAATGACTGTCATTCAAGCTGGTATTCAGTAATGCCGTACGTTGGTTACTCAGGCGTTGCAGACCAAGCAAATACTACTGACGGATTTGCTGAAGGCGTTGTTGCAAAAAATGTGCCTGGCGCATCAACATTTGGTGAAGACGTAGGTGCAGGTGGAGTTGTTGATCTTTATGGTGGCGCTTCGCCTGTAGTCTTTTCATACATTGCAATGGAAACTTCTGGTGTGTTTCTAATGGAAACCAGCGGTAAAATCCAATTGGAGGTTGGCTAATGGCTGATACAAAAATCTCGGCGATGCCAAATGCCGGTGCACTAACTGGTGCAGAGTTTGTTCCGCTTGTGCAAAGCGGTGCTAATGTTAAAGCAACGCTTGATGACGTGCTTGCATATGATCGTGCATATGGCGCATGGAGCGATACTACTGACCAAGCAGGTAGCATTACTGCTGGTACAGCAATGACGTTTAATACTGCCGATGTTACTGATGGAATTACACTATCAAGCGGAAGTCAGTTTGTAGTGCCTAGTAATGGCATTTATGATTTGCAATTTAGTGCACAGTTTAAGAATGTAGACAATACACAGCATGATGTAAATATCTGGTTTCGTATAGACGGTGTTGATATACCTAATTCAAATACACAACTAACTGTGCCTGCAAGAAAATCTGCTGGCGTATTTGGGTATGCTGTAGCTGCATGGAACCTTATGCTTAACATGAATGCAGGTCAGTATGTGCAAATTATATGGCTACCAACGTCACTAAATGTGTCTTTAGAAGCTTTGCCTGCAAGTGTTTCACCTGCATATCCAGCAACTCCATCAGTAATTTTATCAATTACGCAGGTGGCATAAATGGCATACGTAACCATACCTCAGTTACCTGCTGGTACAGCGCTTACAGGACTTGAGCAATTTGAAGCAGTACAAGCATCAACATCAGTTAAGCTTACTGCAAATCAGCTAAAAGCATTTACAAGTACTCAAGCTACACTTACAATAAATGATGCTAACAATTCAGGTGTGTCAATTGCAGGGACTGCATTACACACTGTCTCTGGTACACCTGCTATTGGCATTGGCACTTCATTTGCGTTATCTGCAGAAACTTCTATTTCTGTAACTACTATTGGTTCGACCATTAATACAGTATTTACAGATATTACATCAGCTGCAGAAAATTCTGATTTTTATATTCAAGTTCAACGAGCAGGCACACTTGTTGAAGGGTTGCGTGTTACAAGTGATCAATTTTTAGGCATTGGTACTTCTGTACCTATTACACCAGTGCAAGCAGTTCGTGATGATGCAACAAATTCATCTATTTTACCTGTTATTACACTTACAAGAACAACATCTGCAACACCTGCTACAGGCATTGGCACAGGCCTTAGCTTTCAAACAGAAACATCTATTGGTAACATTAGAACAGGTGGGCAGATTGCTGCAGTTGTTACTGGTACTACAATTGGTGCAGAAAATTTTGATTTAACTTTTTCAGTAATGACAGCAGGTGCTGCTGTTGCAGAAGTTGCAAGACTTACAAGTACAGGTCTATTAGGTATTGGCACAACTAATCCTGCAACTGCAATTGAAGCAGTTGTGTCGACAGGTACTACAGCAACGATTGTTTCTGCTGGTAGATTTACTCGTACAACAACAGGTACTCCAGCAATAGGTATTGGTACTGCGATTGAGCTGGCAACTGAAACTGCAATTAACACAAATCGTGTTGGTGCATCATTCTATTCCCAAAGCACTGATCTTACGCCAGGCGTAGAAAATTTTGATGCTTCAATTGGCGTTATGTCAAATGGCGTGCCTAATGTTGAAGTTATTAGAGCCACTAGTACGCGTCGTATCGGCATTAATACTACTTCACCTGCTCTAACACTTCATGCTGTAGTTAATGATACTGTCTTAAATTCAACAACTAATGTTTTGCGCCTTACTCATGCAATTACAGGCACAGCTGCAAACGGCATTGGTGTTGGTATGGAATTTGAAGTGCCAAATAATGCAGGTCTTTATGAGATTGCTGCAGGCATTTCTGCAGAAGCTGCTGACGTTAGCTCGTCCTCTGAAGACTACGACTTAGTCTTTAAAAATATGACAGCAGGTGCAGCAATGACGGAGAAATTCCGCATTGGTTCAACTGCAATTACTCCATCAATTCAGTTTTCTAGGTTTGGTTCAGGCGCAGCACCTGTTGCATCTTGCTATATCAGAGCAGGGACAAATAGCTTGACTATTGCGCCTATGTGCTTTGATACAACAGCGCCTACACTATTGACAACTGCACTGCCTGGTGCATTTGACTTTAACAACCAAGGTTTGTACTTTACGCCACAAGGCATTGAACGTGGTGTTGTAGCAACTCGTCAAGTTTATATCAATACTGCAGGTACACGTGCAGGCCCTAATGCTGTTAATACGGCACAGACTGCAACTTTTACTGGTGGTAGTTCAACAATTACGGTAACAACCGTCCCTGGTGCGGCTGTTGGTAATACAGGCTGTCTTGTTATTTTTGCAGGCACAACGGCACCTGCAGGCATTACTTTTGGTATTCCATACTGGGTAAACTGGTTGACTGCCACTACGATGAATGTGTCTACAACACAAGGTGGCACGCCTATTACACCAACTACTGCTGGTTCTGCTGTTAATGCAACATTCCATTTCCCAATTTTTGGTAGCGGTACAACTTCAGTAGGCTTGAGTCTTGGTGCAAATACTCGCTACATGTATGAGATCTATTTTGCAATTTCTCATACAGCAGCTGCAGGTACATCTGTTGCATATGCACTTACTAACCAGACAGGTACTCTGTCAGCACACTATTATCGTGTGTCATCATTCAACTCAAGTGCAGCACTAGTAGGTAATTTAACAAGTTCTGCAGCTGCAACATCACTTAGTACTATCTCAAACGTTGTGACAACTAATTTTGCAGCATTCACAACTGTCACAGGTGTTACTGCAGCTGTTGCAAACACAACGAACTTGTTGCAAATACAAGGTCAGATAGACACACTTACGGCTTGCACGTACGTAATACCAACAATTGGCTTTCCTGTTGCACCCACAACAAGCACAATTTTGCAAGGTGCTTATATGATGATTTATCCGATTGGCCCTGTTGTGTCAAATACATCTATTGGTAGCTGGGTTAGCTAAGGAGTAAATAATGGCAACTAAACCTGTATGGGAAAAAGCGCGGCCAAAAGATTTGCCTGCACCTAAGAAACTTAGCAGTGCTCAGAAATCATCGGCAAAGAAAGCTGCAAAAGCTGCTGGTCGTACATACCCAAATCTTGTTGACAATATGCGTGCAGCGAGGAAAAAATGATTAAGAAAGGGTCTGAGACGTTCTCTGGTTATAACAAACCAAAGCGAACGCCTAGCCACCCTACTAAAAGTCATGCTGTTCTTGCTAAATCTGGTAGTAAAGAAAAACTAATTCGTTTTGGTCAGCAAGGTGTTTCTGGTTCGCCTGCTAAAAAAGGTGAATCTGATGCTGATAAAGCAAGACGAAAGTCATTTAAAGCAAGGCATGCATCAAACATTGCAAAAGGTGCATTGTCTGCTGCATATTGGGCAGATAAAGTTAAATGGTAACTAAAGGATAGCTATCATGGGAAAACCACACTACGGCGAATTTAAGTTTGGCAAAACACCTGCACGCCCTACTTCTAAAGGGTATGCAAAAGGCGGAGAAACGAAAGGCCAAGCTAAAGTAAGCAAAGTTATGTCTGAGTTTAAGTCAGGCAAGCTTCATTCAGGTTCAAAAGAAGGACCTGTAGTTAAGAACCCTAAGCAAGCAATTGCTATTGCACTTTCTGAAAAGAAAGCAGCAGGCTACAAAAAAGGTGGTGAGCCTAAGCTTGTTGGTGCAAAACGTGAACCAGAAGCAATTGTTCGTAAAGAAATTGCATTGCTCAAAAAAGCAGATGCACCTGCAAAGATTATTAAGCATGAAGAAAAAGAGCTAGCTTCAGGCTACAAAAAAGGCGGTGAAGTTAAAAAGATGCAAGTAGGCGGGCCTCTTACAGAAGGTGAACGAGCAAGAATGAGCCGTGACCCTGTTCGTAAACCTATGTCTCGTCGTCCGCTTACAGAAAAAGAGCGGCAGATGGTTGAAGAAGCTGAGATGGATCGTAAGATGAAGCAAGCTGATAAAGATATGCCGACTAATCGTCGCATGCTTGATGAAGCAATGAATCCATTAGGCGCACTAAAAGAAGCATATGATCGAATGACTGATCGAAGCGGCACTTCTGCAACTGAAAACATGAAGCGCTATGGTATGAAAAAAGGTGGCGAAGCTAAGCATGAAGATATTGCAAAAGACAAGCCACTTATTCGTGAAATGGTTCATAAGCACGAAAAAGCAATGCATGCAGGCAAGCCACTCACTAAGCTGAAAAAAGGTGGCGTACCTGTTCATAATCGAAATCCTAAGATTTGCTAATAGAGATTTATAATCGAGTCAACTGAGATCGCTATTTCAGCGAGCTGCGGCTTTTAGGGGGTTAAAGTGGCGGTTTCTGGAACAGTTTCTCAAACAGTTTTCAATACTCGAAAAGTTATTGACCATGCTTTTCGAAAATGCAAACTTTTCCCTGAAGCAGTAGGTGCTGAGCAACTAGAAGTTGCACAAGACAATCTTTACCTACTGCTATCTTCTCTCGCAAACAGAGGTCTTCAGCTCTGGTGTATAGAGAAGCTAATTCTTCCTTTGTACGAAAATACTGCTGCTGTTCCTGTTCCGTACGGTACTCAGACTAAGGGTACCAATGATCTGCTGAACACGAACTTTAGAACAATTCAGTACTTATCTGGTACAGAAGTTATTGCTGCAGACAGAGTTACTTTCACATTTTCTCCTGCTGAGCAAGTAACGACAGTTGGCGTTTTGTGGTCTGGAGCATCAACTAGCTATGCGTTGGAAACATCCAATGACGGTATTTCGTGGACCACAGTGAAGGTTCTGAATGATCCGCTATTAACTGCAGGGCAATGGTCTTGGGTTGATATTGACGGTGCTATAGCAAGCACAAGATTTCGTGTTCGAGCCACTGTCGGCATGCTTGACCAAAGCCTTGTCAAAGTAGGCAATACGCCAAACGAAATTGTAATGGCTCGTCTTAATCGAGATAGCTATTCAACATTGCCAAATAAGACATTTGCCGGTAAACCGTTGCAGTTTTGGTTAGATCGTACGCTAAATGAGCCTGTGATGTATATCTGGCCTGTTCCTGATGCAGGAAATGCACTTGGCCAGATTGTGACATATGTCAAACGCTATATTATGGATGTTGGTTCACTTACTGAAGAGATAGAAGTACCTCAGCGTTGGTATGAAGCGATCGTCTACCAACTTGCAGCACGTCTTGCTGAAGATCTACCACAAGTTGACCCAAGTTTGCTTATGGTGCTTGATCAGAAAGCAATGCGAGCACTAAATGAAGCAGAAATGGAAGAGCGCGACAATTCGCCAATTTATCTCACACCTAACATTGCAATTTATACACGATGAGTATCTGGTACGACCCAACAGGCAAAGCTTCATACGGTATTGGTCTATGCGATCGATGCAGTAGAAAAATGTCAATTATGGACCTTTATTCTGACCCGAATAGCCCAGGTTTGCGTGTTTGCAGAGAAGATCTAGATGATCTCGACCCATATCGGCTACCTGCACGCCAAACTGAAATTATTACTTTGCCTTTTACGCGACCTGATACGCCTTTGGAGTCTTAAATGCCAACAATCATCACTCGATTTAGTGCTGCGCCTGGTGTTGCACCTTCGGCAGGTCAATTACTTACTGGTGAGCTTGCAGTTAACGTCACCGACAAAAAGCTTTATACTCTTGATGGTACAAATAATGTAGTACTACTTTCTGCAGGTGGTCTGACGCCTACTGACCCATTTAGCATTACTGTAAATAGCGCATCTCCTGCGCTTACACTTACAAACAATGGTTCTGGGTCTTCGCTATATATTGCAGCAGGTAATATGAATCTTGCTACAACTCGGCAGATTCAATGGGGCTTAATTACTAGTTCGCAAAATTCTTTTATTACAGGTACTGAAGGTGTAGCAAGCTATGTTGCACTAGGTACTGTTGATACAGAAAGAGTAAGAATTACAGCAAACGGTGGTGTGTCATTTGGTGCAACAGGTACTGCATATGGAACTCTAGGACAAACGCTTGTGTCCGCAGGAGATGCGCCACCTACATGGACTGACGTATATTCTAGCCTTACTTTTGTCTTTTCTGGTGCAGGATCGCCTATTTTGTCTGGTTATGCAGGTGATCTTTCAATACCATTTGCAGGTACGATTGTTGAATCATCTTTAGTTGCTGATCAAGTAGGTTCAGTTGTTATTGCAATTTCAAAATCATCATATGCAGGATTCCCAGGCGGTTTAGCTTCTATTGTTGGTTCTTCACCACCTACATTATCTGCGGCACAGAAATCTACAGATTCAACATTGACCGGCTGGACTACATCAATTGCAGCAAATGACGTATTTAGATTTTCAGTAACTTCAGCATCCGCAGTCACAAGCGTGACTCTTAGCTTGAAAATCAAACGTAATTAATTGAGGGACACATGGCTGCAAGATTTTGGGTTGGCACAGGTACTTGGGATGCAACAAACACCGCGAACTGGTCCGCAACATCAGGTGGTGCAACTGGTGTATCTGTACCTACAGCTGCCGATGATGTTACGTTTGATGCAAACAGCACATTTTGTAATATTGATTACACATGGGGCGGAGCAACTTGTAAGACATTAACTTTTACTGGCGGCACACAGTTAGAATCAAATAATGAACCGATTGCTATTGTGCCAATTACTGTTGCAGGCAATATCACAATTACTCCAACTGCAGCTGCAATAATTAGATCTGTCAATTTTATTTCTCAAGTTGCATCTGCTGCAACTGCAATTAACGTTAACATTAGCGGTATCTCGCTTGTTAACCAAGCCTATCTTTCGATCGGTCAAGGTATTGCAAGTACTGCAACATACACAATTACAACAAATGGTAATTTTTGGAATGCCGGATCAAATGCAGGCATACAAGTAGATGTTCACAGCGGTACACTATCGTCAGGTGCAATAAACGCAACTCATAGCAACCTTGTTGTATACGGAGGAACTTATACAACTGGTACAGCAACTACTATTACAGTAAATGGGTATTTTCTTGCAGACCCAGGTGTTGTGCCTTCACCTGCCACTGTTACTCTTAATACTGCAACTATTAATGCAACAGACTATATCCAGTTAGGAAGTGGATCGGGTGCATCTACTACAACGATTAATGTCGGGGCTACACAAACATTAAGCGCACCTTCAATTTACATTTATCCAACAAATACTACAACACTACGAACAGTTACTGCAACTAATCTTATAAACTTTACAGTTTTGTCTGGTGCAACATTAACAGCAGGTGCTGTTACTTGTAATGGGACATTTACTGCCAATGCTTTTGCAGGTTATGCTACTCTACCTGCTGTTGTACTTACTAGCTTGACAGGAACAAGTACTACACAATGTTCTGCACAAATTAATGAAGTTGCATTTACTTGTGGTGCAATTAGCTTAACTTATTCAGGCACAAATGTTGGTGATTTTCTCTATTATAGAGAATACTCAAAAGGTCAAGTAACTGTTACTGGTGCAATTACGCTTGTTGATACAAATGTTGCAGCTAGCCCAGGGATTGTAGTTGCATCACAAGCTGCATTTAGTGGCGCACCTACAGTAGGCTATAGCGCTTTAAATGCATCAGTACGAGGCACAGTATCTTTTGAAAATCAGCGAAATGCAACAGCAACAACAATTACAGCAGGCACATTATCATCTAATTTAGCAGCTGCAAATGCTACAACAGGGGCAGTTACGTTAGGTGGGACACTTTCTTCTATTGTGTATAACGGAACTCTGACATGTCAGTCAGGCAATGCTGTTACTACTCAAATCTCATCTTTAGCACAAGGTACTGGAGCTGCTGTTGAATTAGTTACAGGTGGGGCAAATAACTTTAATGCAACATCAACTGTTGCATGCACAAGAATTAGCTCAACTTCGACTGGCACATTTACTATTGCAGGTGCAACTACTGTTACTAACAACGGTGGTGTGTATGCAGGAACAAATATATTTAATAATTGTTCTTCAGTGTCTTTTGCAGCACTAACAATTTCTGGTACAGGGCTAGATTTTGAATATACACTTTTACTTGGTCAAAATTCAAACCCTGTTGGAAATATTACATTTTCAGGTGCACTAACTACAGGATCGGCTGCAACAAATAGAGGCACTGTTCAAGTATTTAGCACAGGTACTGTGTCATTCCCAAATGCTACGCATTCTATGCGATCATTTGTAGTAGGCACTACTGGAACAGGTGGAGTAACATTTGTCGCAGGTGCTACGCTTGCGCTTAACTATAATTCAGCTTCACCTGCTGTAACAAATCCACTTTATGTTTATTCAAACAATGCTACAGTTCTTACGTTTAGAACTGTAACTAGTGACTACTCAATACTAACAAGCGGAGCTTCTAATTTTTATATAGAAGTTCCTAATGCTGCAATTTCATTTACTGCAATTACGACAGGCGCAACAGGTGCACCACTTGGCTTTGTTGTTCAAAATGCTGCTTCTTTGACTTGCCCTGCAATTAGTGTTGATTACTATTTTGTCACTGCTCA